GCGGATGACACCGGCGCATTTCTTGCGCAGAGCCCCGTCAGTGGCACTGGCATTGTCGAGATCAAAGTCGACCACGGCCTGCTGGTTTTCGCCAAACTCGGTAAAATAATCGAAAAGGACCGAGCCGTCAGCGTCCAGAAGCTGGCCAGTCTTGAGGATATTGAGCCGGTGGTATTCCTCGGTCAGCGCGAAGAACTGGCTGGCTTCCGCCGCACGGTCCGCGATCTTCTGCTGCAACCGCTCGACGGCCACTTCCTGCCCGAAGGCGCGCACCTGCTGGACCTCGTCGGCATAGATCGCATCGTCGACCTGGAAATGCGGCACCTTAAGCATCCGCATGGCGCGTTTTGATTTGCCAAAGGTCTGGCCCGGGCCACCGCGGGGGCTGGCCGAGACCAGCATGCGGTTTTGTTCCTTGTCCTTCTCGATCGCGATATCCAGAGTGTCGATGCTGGAGGTCTGGAACAGCCCCATCTGCCCGATGCGGGAGGGTGTGTATTTGATCTCACGAAGCGCATCCGTGAGGCGCATGACGCTGAACGCGTCCTGACTGAAGATGTTGAGGATCGACATGGGGGGTCCTTTATTGCGTCGGCGCGCCAGCAACTGGCCACGCGAGATCGGCCCGTGGCCCGAGGGCGCGCGGGGGATCAAATTTGAAATGTGTGAACGTCAGGGCGCGGCGTTAGCGCACCGCGAAAGTCCCACGCGCTCAGCGCACGATAATGCCGACACCCGCGAGATCAGCTTGGGCAGCGACCTGTTCGGCAGGCTGATCCCGGTCAGGATGGTAGGTCAGGATCTTGCCGTTGACCTCGGCGTCCCGAGTGATGCCGGCAACCGCAACATCACTTGCCGTGGCATCACAGCCATAGAGCGCGATGGCCACTGCGGTATGGCTGCCATCAGTGGCACCGACAGCGCTGGCCAGGTATTTGCCGCTGGCGGTGATTTTGCCCAGCACCGTGCCGGGGGCAATGATGCCCGCACCGCTGGCGATGGTGATGTTCTCCCGCGAGCGCTGCCCATTGGCCTCGGTCATCAGGAATTCGCCGGGATGCCGGCCTTCTGTGAGAACAGTCATGGTCCTTCTCCCTTATTCAGCCAAAGCGCGCATTGGCGTGGGTGATGGCTTTCGACCACCCGGCCACACTGCGCTCGGCGCGGTTGCGTTGATCGGCCGGGGTTTCAGCCCCGAGCTCAGTCTCCTGTGCGGCCCGGTCGGCAATCGTCGTGCGGACCGATGCATTGGGGGATGCCGTCATAACTTTCGCGGCATCCACAGCTGTCATCTCGGTCTCAAGCGCCAACACCAGCGCTTGCGCCTCTCGGCCTTCGGCCTCGGGCGCTGTCAGGATGGACTTGATCCGCGCCGTGGCCTCGGCTTTGCCAGCGGTGACACCGGCGGTACGCGCCTCAGTGCGGGCTGCATCGACAGCTGCTTTTAGATCAGCTGGGCTGATACCGGGAACCGATGCGGCTGAAGCCACCGCAGTATCGGCCTCCATAGGTGTCTGGGATTTTGTCGAATTGGTCATGGGTCCTCCCTTTCTCTGGGGAATTGCCCCGGAGGGCGGTTGCGAAAGCGTGGCGATAACCTCGTCCAGGCTCGCCACGCGATCGGCGAGACCCTGGGCAATGGCATCCGCGCCAAGATAGGTCCGGGCTTCCGTGGCGCGGATCGCGGCGGCGCTGATCCGGCCAGCACGCCCTTCTGCGACCAACCCGACAAACTGGTCGTAGATTTTGAGGACCTCGGCTTGCAGATCAGCGCGCACCGCGTCCGACAGCGGTCCGAACGGGTGGCCATCAACCTTGTGCGCCCCGGCATGAATGAGCGTCGGCTTCACGCCGCGATCTTCCAGTTCCCCAGAGCGGTCCAGATGGGTCAGCACCACACCGATGGAGCCGACCATGGAGGTGGGCGAGACGACAATTTCGCGCGCCGCACTGGCGATGCCATAGGCGGCCGAGGCGGCCACATCATTGATGAAGGCCAGAACCGGCTTCACCTCGTTCACAGTGCGAACGAGGTTGGCTGTCGAAAACATGCCGGTCGCCTCACCGCCGGGGCTGTCGATATCCAAGAGGATCGCCCGCACATCCGGATCTGCTTGCGCCTCGCGCAGCTGCGCGGCAATGCCCTCATAGGAGACCAGCCCCGAATTGGCTCCGATCCAGGCACCGCGGTTCACAAGGCTGCCGACGATGGGCAGGATGGCGACGCCGTTTGCAACCCGCATTGAGCTGACGCTGCCATTATCGCGGCGGTGACTGCCGACAAAGCGGTTTGATTGCGGGTCCGGAGCCGCCAATGGCTCGATGCCAATCCGGCCCTGCAGCACATGCAGGATCAGATCAGCCTTGTCCGGGTGCAGCAGCAGCGGCCGGTTCAGCACGCGCCCTGCAATTTGTGCAAGCGTTGGCCCCACCAGGCTTTGAACGATTTCCGGTGGTTCCGTCACCTCACCCCTCCTGTTCCAAGCGCAAAGCGCCGCGGGCCACGGCCCTGCTGCTGGGCGCATTGTCCTTCAAAGCCGCGAATGACGGCCAAGAGCCGGTCGGGATATGCCCGGTGATAGGTCACCGACCGCTCCACCCCGTTTGATCCCGCCCGGAACCGCACCTCCATGGCACCTTCTCCCGCCACAAGCCGGACATAGACCTGCCGCAGGTTGGCGGCCGCCCCGCAGGGATTAGCCTCATCAATGCTGATCGTCATGCGTCTGCCTCATCGCTTGTGTCGTCAGCAGCTGTAGGACCACCGCCCTGCGCGCCCATCATCTGCGGCTCGGGCAGCCCATATTCGGCCCGCAGCGCCTGTTCCTGCGCCAGTTGCTGGTAAACGTCGTCCACATCGGCCCCGAGATCGGTACAGATCATCGCATCCGACATGACACCAAGGCGCTTCCAGACCTCGTGGGCCTTGGCTTTTTTCAGATCATCGGCCTGCGGACGTGGGTCACCCCGCCATTCCGCCCGGCACGCAGCCGTGCGATTGGCCATAAAACCGGCAATCCCACCCGGAAACGGCAGGCTGCCCGCCTCGATCTCTTCCTCGAGCCAGGCCTCAAAGATCGGCTGGCAGAATGGCGCCATGATGTTGCGCCGCCGGGCTTTTGTGATGGCAAAGATCTCCGTGGTCGCCGCTTGCAGCGAGGAATAGGTGGCCCCCACATTGTCGCCCGTCGCACTTTCATAGGTCAGCCCCAGACACCGCGCGAGTTCGCGCAGCAGATGCATCGCAAAGGCCGCGTAATCCGACGATGGATGGTTGCTGGTGTGGAACTTCAGCTCCTGTCCCGGAAACAGATGCGCCAAGCGGCCGTTGATCCCCACATCCAGCGTGCTGCCGTCGTAATAGCCCGCCACCATCTCGATATAGGCCTCCATTGGCGAGATGCCTTGCGCCAGCATCTGCGCCTGCTCCTGGGGCGTCAGAAGCCCCTGCAGCACCTGTTCCGTCGGCTCGTCCGAGGTGATGGTCACTGCAAACAGCGTTTGCACAATCGCTGCCATCAGCGTGGCATCCGCCAGCTGGTCGAACTGGCGGGCGACCTGCAGCGCGGGGACCAGAGGCGAGATGCCCCGGTGTGTGCCAGGCGCGCCTTCAAAGATATGAATGACGCGCGGCCGCCCTGCCCGGTCGCGGGCGCGCACATCGTATTCCACGTCATGCCGGAACAGGTCCTTGCGGATCGCGCGGTAGCCCACGGGCATGCCATCGGCATCCGTGTAGACCCCGTTGATCAGCCGCCTCATGCTTTCCGTCTTGCGCGAGAGCCGCTGCGGTGGCAGCAGTCGTACCTTGGTGCCGTAGCGGTTCCAAGGCCGCTTGCGCCAGGGCAGTTCCGCGAGGATTTCACCGGTGACCAGCCACGATCGAAACGCCGCCGCCTGCATCTGGCCAAAGGTCCGCAGGCCCTGAATGTCACATTCCTGCGCGTTGCGGGACCAAAGTTCGAACCGGCGCTCCACCGTTTTCGCCCAGTCAGATGCTTGGGCTGGCGTCATACCGAAGGTTTCATTTTCCGGCAGCGCCTTCAGCTGTAGCCCGGTGCCCACGGTGTTGGCGACGCATTGCTCCATGGCCCCGGCCAACCAGCCGCTGTTGTGCAAGAGGTCGCCCACCCGCGCGGCCGCATCGTCCCAGGCCTCGCCAATATCATCCTGGCTTTCCCGCAGCGCCGGTTTCCAGCCCGCAAAAGTGACACCGCGCCCACCGCGCATGTATTTGCCCGAGGGTTTAGGGAGGGTCATCCCCTCAGGCCCTGCCGGTTGAGGCAGCGCCTCGGCCAGCAGGTGTTTCAGCCTTCCGATCATCGACATATGCGTTACCTGTTCAACCGGCTGCCTTGGCGTGCAAATCGCCTGCGCAGAGCGCCGCTGCCGTTACGCAGCTTGGGCGATTGCGAGACCAACGACGTATCTGGTGGGTCTGACATCGGTGCCAGTTTCTGGTCATGCCCCTCGGGCACCGCCGCCTCGATGGAAGTCTTGCGCTCGATGCCTTCCGGGATCCGCTGAACGTTGAATGCGTAGCCGATGGCTGCGCAAAGCGCCTCGCAGTTGCCAACTATGATGGCCTTGCCATTTCGGCGCGCTATCAGCGTTCCGTTTGGCACGGTCACGCAATACACCATCCCAGAGTAGGCGACGTTTCTGAAAATCGGAGCGTTATCTGCTCGACGCAACGAGGCGGCAGGCGCACGAATTTCAGAGACGTGATACTGGTCGACTGTGTTGGGCGAGGTCCGTCCGTTGATGGAGTAAGGCTTGGCATCGCGTCGGATGATATTTGCGCTCCGTCCGGCCTTGATAAAAAGCTCCTGCATATCGTCAGCCAGCTTGGCGCTGACCGTCGCATAGGCACGATACCCATTCTGAACCCACCCATCGCCTAGGATGGCGGCATCAAGGAACCGGTCGATCAGGTCGCTGCTCGCACGTCGGACAAAACCCGGAACGCGCCTAGAGTAGCAACGACCATCCTCGCCTGCACAGTCAGCCAATGCCGCCGCGATCTGCCGCGATGAAATGACGAACTGTCGCCCACCATGGATGCTATATTCGAGCCCCATCCGATCAAGCAGAGCCGCAATGCGGTCTGCCTTTTCACCAGGGCCCTGCGAGATAACAACCCTGGCATAGTTGCCTTGGTGGGTGGTATGCCCGCCGCAGATGTACCAGCCAAGAAACTCACACCAGTCTCCGGCATTGAAAGATCGCTCTGGCTCACTCAACTCTCGCCAATTGGTCGCCTTGAGTGATAACTCAGGCAGGGTCACGACATCGTGTCGCTCACCTACCCAATTCGAGGACCGTTTGAGCGTGTGCCAAATGGTCAAATCCTTCGCCAAAGTTATGCGAGGGGTATTGTCCACAGGGTTCCTGCGCTGCGTCACCATCCGGTGGTTAGGCGTCACAAGAAGGTCCACTGCCCGACCTTTGATCTGGACCATCTCACCCGAATGCCAGCGCGAGACTGATTTGGTCGCGCCCTGATACTCGATCACATCGCTGTCCAGATTGACCGTTGCGAAGCGGCCCACGTAAGAAACCGCGTCCTCGACACGCATCCAGCCATCTTCGGTCAGAAGCTCGGTCTCGGGGTCGAAACAATCGAGGAAATGGTTGTTCCGGCTGCGCTTCACCCAGACCGGCTTGCCCTCCACGACCACCCGGGCCTCCGAGGTCAATTGCCTGCAATAATCTTCTGAGACCTGTTCGTGGACATAGAAAGCACCCGGCACGTCCATGGGCGTGCGGATGCGCGAGATCACCAGCGACTTGAAAAAGTCCGACGACAGCGTCACGAGGTCGATCGAGTAAAGCGCCCGCTTGCCGTCCGGTTTGACCTCGATCTTCGAGACCTTGTAGGGCGGGCTCTGGATATCCTTGCCCTTGGTCGGGGAGCACAGCCAGCTGTAGCGGCGGCAGAACTCGTAGACCTTGTGCTCGTTGCCTTGCTCCGGCTTGTCAGGCCGGAAGCCGCTGTCGA